GCCTTTGCGTTTGGTATTACTAATGGAGTAACTCCATTCTCTGAATTCTGATAATAATCATTTTTGAAATTATCATTTTGCACTAATGCAATTCCATTATTAACTAATCCTATAATGGCACTATCTTTTTCACTTGTAATTGGGGTAGATGTATAATCAGATAAATAAACTTCATAATCGTATAAACCATTTGAATCAAGGTTTATATGATAACTGCCTACATAATCATCTAAGTAAATAAAGAATTGATTAGATCGGGGGAATTTACCAGTGAAATTATTCTGTACTCCTAATTCGCTAAAATATGTTTTTTGAGTTAATTGATTTATTAACTTAATATGATAGTACGGATTGCTTGAATAATCTCTATTTGATTGAGGATTCCATTGAGTATTTTTGGAAGTATTTACATTAGAAGAATTAGTACCTATTGTAGTTGCATAAGTACTTGATAAAACCTCTAATGAGAATATATTTTGAAATCCATTACTACTTCTTAGATGGAGCATCCTTTTTATTTTTTTTCTTGATTGGCTCTAATTTATGAGGAAATTCTTTTGCCAGCATCTCCATAATTCGATCATCAATTGGCTCTTGTAATAAATAACTTCTCTTACCAATATGTATCGTATGCCCTAAATATTTCTTTTTGATTTTCATATTCTAAAGATAATGAAAAAAGGATAGCAAATTACCTCCACTATCCTTTCCTCTATTAACAAAAACAAATCAGATACTTATACTTGAGGAGTATTATATTGAGAAGCACTTAATGTAAGAGTTCCACTGGTATATGCTTGGAATGGAGAAGTAGTTGATCCGAAATTAAATGCAGGCAATGGCTCTGCTCCGGTTAAATTAACTACGTATCCTACATAATCAGTATATGCTACATCGCCACCATGAGCATAAGATCCTCCGGTACATTCAATACCATTTTCTACTCCTGCCAAATAGAATACTCCATTGTTATCCTCTACAAATACTTGGAATAATCCTTCAGCTACCTCTTGCATTCTCATCCAAGATTCTTCCGAATCATGGCTCATATGCAATTCTAATTCCGTTTGGTATGCTACAGCACCACCTTTACCGGTTAGAATAGTTTGGTTAAAACTACTCATTTGGCGATCTAAATCGAATTCAAAGAATTCTAAAGATCCACCTCCTTTAGTAGTTACATCAGTTACTCTACCAAAATTGGTAGTACTATCCGTTTCTACTTTTGTGATCGCTTCTGCACCATGATAATAGGCTAAATAAACTTTCTTTATTCCTCCTACTGATCCTGCACAAAAGTATCCTCTACCTTTACTTAATGAACATCCTGCCATTTATATATATTTTAAGATAAGAAAGATTGGGAGGATGTAATTCAATACCTCCTCCTTAATCAATACTTATGATTTTTGTATAGATACATTACCAAATACCGGTACTTGAGTACCTACTGCAAAACGCATTGTAATTCGGTAATTATCTGATCCATCTAATGGAGTCATATCAATAGCTTGTGCTAATTCTAATGAATCAGCAGAACCTACTCCTACGAATAAATCAGATGGGCGAGCAGTAACTATGAATCCAGCAGGGAGGCCGGGGGCTGAGATTAACTTGTAACCTCCAAATCTTTGAATTCCACCATCGGCAGTACTCATATTGTAACCTCCACCTAATTGACCGATCGCCAAGTTGTAAAGATCAATAGTTGCAGGATTTACATATAGATTACAATTCTCATAATCTCCTACTAATGCTGATGGCATCTCTGCAATTGCTTCTCCTAATCCTGCGATCACTGTACCTACTGCATTAATCGATGATGCAAGTGTGCCAATTGTTCCACCATTGTCATCCCATTGCTTTACAAGTCCATTGAATTGAGTTGGAGCACCTACTTCTCCGGAATTACCATTCCAAATATTTTTCTCCATTTCTGCCTGCACTTGACCTGCTACAAATAATAATAAAGCATCAGCATAATCATCCGGTACTCCGTTATTAATTGTGTAGTCATCTCCTTGCCACCATGTTCTAAATTGCTTTTTACACAATTCAAGATTTACCATTAAATCGGTAACCTCTAAAGGCATATCAATTAACTGCGATTCAGCAGTACCATCGAAATCACAAGCACCACTCGAAATTAATCCGGTTGTAGTCATTACCGGTAATTGTGCTTTAAATCGTACGTTTTGTATAATCGATACGTTATTGTTTGCAATTGTTGGAGCAGATAATACCAATGCGTGCACATATGGTAAAGCTAATTCTCCTGCATAAGAAGAAGTTACTGCTGGCGAATCTGCGAATTTTCTTAGTTTATTAGCCATTTTTACTTATTTTTTACTTTGTTGAATATTGCTTTTACTCTTTCTTGAGGTGTCATTTCTGCCATTGCTTTTTTATTAGCTACTACATCAGTTGCACTCATTGTGTGTTTGAAAGATTTTTCTGCTGAAAGATTTTTTACTTTAGAAAGTTCTTTAGTAGATTCCTCTTTAAACTCTTTCATCATCTCAGTAACTTTCTCCATTACTGCATTAGTTACATTTTCGGTAACTGCTTCGGATACTAATTTACAAGATTCAAAAAGTTCTTCCTTGCTTGCAAATGAGGAAAGATCTACCTCTTCTTTTACCTCTTCTTTTGCCATTTCCTCTTCTACTTTATCTTCGCCTTCCGGAGTTTTAAGAGTAACGATTTCTCCATCAGTTACCTCAATTACTCCTCCGTCTTGCATTTCATAAGATCCGGTAGGTAATGGTAATTGCTCATCCTCATCAGATAAGATAAAAACTTTTGTGCCTTCCTCAAATCTATCTGCATCAGTCATTACTCGAGTACCATCTACTAAGAATGCTTCTGCTTTTAATTCTGCCTTCTCAAATTTCTCATCTATTCCTACGAGAGATTTGATTTTAGCTAATACATCGCTTGTTGCCATTTTTCGTTTAGTTAGTTTTTCCATAAGTTAAAAGATCAAATACTACTTATTTCCTTTCGTTGATAAAATTTTCTTTAAATCCTCTTGAATAGATTGCTCAATTGTTCGATTTTTAATTGCTCCACAAATCTTATTAGATTCTTCTTTAGAGTATCCCTTACTCATCTGATCTGCTACGCATGAATCCCAAGGATAAGATTCTAAATACTTTGCTTCAAACCTTTCTATTAGGTTTTTAATTTGTGCAATTTTATTAAGGTCAGAATTTTCATCGATCGTCGATAATGCTTGTAGCTTATCAGTAAAGTATCCTTCAATAGATAATCCCTTTATTACTCCTTCCTTGATCATCTTCCATACATTATCATTATCTATTTTCATTTTAACAAACCATGTACCGATAGGAAGATCACTAAATCCATAGTTAGCAGATTTATCGATAGTTGCTTCCTTTAGCCAAGATTCAACTACGCATAAACCTTCTACTTCTTCTTGATGCTCAATAGTTGCATTTTGTAAATGATTCCTCTGCATATATAATTCAGATGCTGTTTTAATTGTATTCTTTGAGAAATACACATAGTAATCAGATCCATCATCATCTATTCTTAATATTTGCTTATTTGGAATTAATGCAGGAGCGATGATTAATCTTTTATCTTCATCTACTTTAGCAAATAGCACTTTATCTTTTTGCTCTTTTTTTAAGGCAATCCAATTTACCTCAATTGCAGGATCAGATACTAATGAGATTGCGAAGCATCCATCTTGATTTAGTTTATTTTCATCCTCTTCAGTGATGATAAGTTCTACTATTTTTGTCATTTTTTCGGTTTTTATAAAGTTGCTTTTTGTTGAATCATTGTATTTATTTGCTGAGAGTTTGTAACATTCTGCTCTACTACATATGCTTGTACCGGTGTGTCGGCCGTAAAATTCTCAGTGAATTGCTCAGTTAATGATGGAATCGAAGATAGATCTCCAAGATCTCCAATTGATCCTGCTCCTCCTTCGCCACCTCTTGGCACATTTACACCACCTGCACCCCCTCCACTACTTACTGATTTTTCAGTTTTTACTTTCATAATTGCGTGTACGGATTTTAATCCGGTTGCTAATGCCAGTGCTGCCGTTATAAAATTCTTTGCAGTAAATGGAGGCTCTGCTAATGCTCCTGCCATTGCTTGATAAGTTGATATAGTAGCTTGTGCTATACCGGAGGCTTTTGCCATTGCAGATCCTTCAGCAAATAAAGATCCTGCTTGAGCGATCGCATTTTTAGTAAAGTCTAATTCTGCATTTTCCTGCGCTCTTTTTTCTTCTGCCAATGCAGTAGATATTTCTAAATCCTCATCAGCAAACTTTTGATTTGCATCTAATACATTTTTATTATATTGTTCTGTAATTGCATCAGTATCCATTCCGGATTGCTCTGCTAATCTTAGCTTTGCTTCATAATCTTGCTTTAATGATTCTAACTCCTGCTGGCGATCAGTCATTGTTGCAAGCACTACCTCTTTCCTCGCATCCTCAAGTTCTTTCTCTAATGATGCTTGATTAGTTAGTTGCTCCGATTTTTGCCCTGCAATCCTTTCATCAATATCTATCTGCTCTAATAATGCTTGCTGATATTTAGTTTGCAGTTCTACGGAATCTTCTTGAGTAGATAATTCTAATTTTGCAATCCTTACTTTTTCATCTACAATTGCTTTCTCTTTTGCAGTTTGATCCTCGAGTATTTTTCCGAGTTCATTATTTGCATTAATACGATCTTCAAAAGTTGCATTTATATCATCTCGGATTTGTCTTTGTTGCTCTGCTTCTAATTGAGATTGTAATTGTTGCTTTGCTCTTAATGTTTCTAATAATTCTTCATTCTTCTTAGCATCTGCTAAAGCAGTTCCGGTAGCTATTGCTCCTTCAATAGATATTTCTTTAATTCCTTCGGTAGCAGTTTCAGTAGCAATTGTAACAATGCTTCCAAGTTCGGTTACTGCTTCCCCAATATTTTCTGATATTTGCCCTCCAGCATCTACTGCATCATCTATTACTTCTTTAAGATTGGCATCCGTTTCAGCTAATTTCTCATTTAGCCTTGCAATAGTTTCCGGATCTCCATCTCCGAAGAAAGACTGCTCCCATGCTAATTGACCTTCTTGTACTGCTTTAGTAATTCCGAAAAAAGAAAGTTTTAATGGTGTTATTGCAATAGTCATTAAGCCACCTATTACCTTTTGTAAGCCTTCAAATCCTTCTGATGATTTACTTACTGCATCAAATACATCAGTAACTACTGAAGTAATCTGATTGAAGATTACACCCATAGTTTCAGTTGCAATAGCTACTCCATCGATCACTGTTTGATTCTGCATCATTATCTCTTTCAAGAAATTGAATGCCTCAATCACAAGCCCTACTCCCATTGCTTTCATAGCAAGCCCTACACCTTTAAAACCTTTACCGATTTTCTTTAATGCACCTTCAGTATTCTTTCCGGTTTTACCAATATCCTCAAGATTCTTATTTGTTTCATCTAAAGATTCTTTTACTGATTCTAAATCTTTAGAGATCTTCTGAACATTAGTTTTAAATTCAATATCTACTACTAATTTTTCTGCCATGAGAATATTCTTTTAAATTCATCCATTACTTGATCATGATTTATTTTTTGCTTCTCATACCATGATAAAATCCTTTTACTTTTATAGATCTTATTTGGAAGTAGTTTTAAAGATTGAGGTATTAATATCATGCCTCCAATCCAATAATCATACATCGGAGTAATTAATATCATTGGCTCTTTAAATTTGCTCCAATTATTCTTAGTTGATTTTGTGATTATAATGTGTTCCATTTTGTAGTAAGATAATTAGTTACTTGATCAATTTCGCTTTGACTTAATGCAGAATCATATTGAATTACTTCGTATATCTTTCCATCATACATTCCCTTGTTAAATCCTCGATAGGTTGCACCTCCTAAATTATAATGATCGGTAGTAATATTAGTTGCTAATGCATCAGTATCAGTATTACCTTCTTGATCAGATACAAATTTAGTAGTACCACTTCGATAGCCATAAACTACCTGCTTTTCAGTTACCGATATGGAATTAATATGAGTAGCTAAACTATTATTACTATTAGTGAATGCAGTTGAATCAGATCCACCACCTCCATTATGAGTAGCATTAATATTAATCCCATGTGGTTGTTTATCGAATCGAGTTGCTCCTGCAATGAAATCTCCTTCGGTAGAAGCTGTACTACTATCAGATTTAAATACTACAAAAATAGTGTTATCAGAATTACCTACATTGTATAGAGATGAATCATTATTAGTAAACGCATCAAAAGTACCATCGAATGATACATATGGATCTATTATTGAAGCACTCCAATTAGGGAATTTTGATGCTATCATATTTACCATATGATGATCATTTCCGGATTTATCATCCCATTGAGATATATTAGTACCGGTATCAAATGTAAAAGTACTTTCATCAGAAGAATCAAGCCACAATAAACATCCACTAATCTCAGTTGGTCTAAATATAGCTACACCACTTGATCGAGATAAGTTCTGTAATCCTACTAAAGTATATCTAAAATCAATAGTCCAATCAATAATATCTAATCTTCCCACCGGAGTATTAGTTGTATTTATGCCGAAATAGAAAGTACCATCATTTACATATTCTTTTACTCCTGCTTGATTTTGTTGTAATGTGGAAATTCCATTAATTATTTTAAATGCGTAATTATTGAAATCAGTACTCTCTTTCTGAATATCTAAGGTAGTATCCCTAATTGTAACATTACCGGAATTATTGCTATTTACAATTGTGCCAGTGTATTTTCTGAATGAATATTTTTGAGATCGATTTTGAGTAGTTCCTCTATTATGCCCTACTACATTTACTTCAAATGATATTATTGATGGATATGGTAATCTAAAATTATTAGTTACTGATTCAACATAGTAGTTATTTGTATTACTTGTATCTAAAGTAAATTTACCATTCTGCCCTACGTTTATAGATTCTCTTTCATCAGTAAATGCGTGTACTACAAAATGCCCACTTCCACTTCTTCCATTTTCATTATATAAAGGATCTGCTCCTCCACTAATAAAATTATCTCCACTACCAATAGCCAATCCATAATCACCTCTTATTAGATTATTTTTAAAATTAGCATTAGCGAATACTTGCAATATGCTTCCATTAAAAGTTAATGAATAAGGATCTAAAATATTATTTGATCCATGTATATTAGATTGAGTAGTAAATGGATTTACAATGTTTTTATTACCATTAATGTGTGATGAATTTGATGCAGTTTTA